CTTAAATCCCATAGGGCCTTTCAAGACCCTAGTTTGGGGTCGGTTGAAGATACATACCTTAGCTAATGCCTTAGAAGGAACACAACCCGCTTTGGTGCATCTCAAAGTTAAATAGACCCCTGCTTCAGGATGTCTCTTTTCAAGCTGTGTGGAGATCTTCTCCGCCTGCTTCTTTACCCTCTTGATGGCTGACTCACCCTCTCTCTGGATAGATTTGGTGAACCCAAAGAGACCACTTGCGGCTTCTTTTCTCATGTGAGCAGAAGCTACTCTAGTAGCTGAGTTCATCTCCATCTCGCTTTCTTTTTAGGCTTAAATTTACCTGCATCTATTTCCTTCTCAAGGCCGAACTCTTTAATGTTCTTTTTAGCTTTGGCGGGGTTAAACTTACCTCTATTGTAAGTTCCTTGGTAGTAGGCCATCTCAGGATACTTCTCAAGGTGTTCTTCCCACTGCTTCTTCGTCCAAGTTCGGTGAGCCATTCTCTCGTCTTCACTCGCGACTAGGCCGTCTTCTGCCATTTTTAAAGAAGGTTCGCGGTCTCCATATTCAATATATCTCGCGACATCTGAAAGAGCGGCATGGGCGTGAGATATCTTGTCCTCAACCCAATCTTCAAGCTCTTCCTCATGCCCCATTTGCTGGCAGATAGAAATGACCTGATTCAACATATGTGCGAGGTTCTGCCTGCTCATGTAAGAACCAGGTCGATGCCCCCCTGCTTCCCTGTCTTCTGCCAAGAAGTCGGCGGCTTTCTTCTCACGGAGGAACTGTCTAGTTATCTGTTCAATCCTGTCCATAGCATTTCTCCTTTGTTGGTGTAGAGAAAGCTGAGGATAGATAAACTATTATAGTATGTCGCCATACCTGTTACAGACATAGTTTGATACATGCCGTAGCCACAAGTCAGAGAAATCTAAGTGACTAAAAACCCAACTATTCCATTTAACTTTGCCCTCTTCTCCCCAATAGAAGAGCACTTGGTTGGTCACTTTACACTCAAGTGTTTCGCTGTTTGAAAGTAGCTTTTTGGAATAAAGCTGCCTCTTATCCACAAAGGCTTGGATCACACTCTTGTCTCTTTGCGTTAGTTTAGGAGGTCTTAAACCATGCATTAGTCTTGAAACCCTACGTCTGTCATGTGCTGATAGTCAGAGATAGCCTCGTCCACCCTACGGATCTCTTCATCAATCAAACCAGACTCCCAGACCTCTTGGATATGCCTCTCGCTAGGCTTCCTATCTATACTTCTCACTTCATTGAACTCAATGGTCTTCTCTCTTAAGATGTCCTTCATGTATTCAGCGAGGTTTTTATAGTTTTCTGCGAGGATTGTGTCCTTCCTACTCTTCTTCTTGAGATAGGAAAAAACAGTATCATGCCACCTGTGAATCGCGGAATCCCGTTGAGACTTCCGATCTCTAACCACAAAGTCCCCTGTCACGTCATGTTGGAATAATACCCTACTAGTCAGCAAGCACTCAAGGGAATGTCCGTAAGACTCAAGCTTCCTAGACCGTGCAGGCCTCTTTGCGATAAAAGACTCGATGACCTTCTTGTCTTTAGGTGTGAGAGTAATTTCTTTTGGCTTCTTCTCTTTGCCGAAAGCGTCAAAGACTCGGATACCTCGCTGATGAGCCTCTTTTGTGAGGTATCTCACAATAACCTCTTCAGACTTTGACGTGTCTTGCAATCTGATGTTAAAACGCTCCCATCCTGCTATAGGTAGAGGTGCGGTCGGGTATGCGATTAACCCCTTGCCGTCCGTCATGAGTTTTTTAGATCCGTAGTATGTCAGCTCATCCCTATTGAGGAAAGAACGGACTACACTTTTATCTCTTGGTGTTAGTTTCATCTTAACTTCTCCTGTTTTAGTGTTCGCACCTGACCTGTTACAACTTTGTGTCCTGTCGGGTGTAAGTCATGTTTAATGACATTTGAGGGTAAGGGGCTCTGAAAGTGCCTTAGAGCTTCACTTAACGTGATGGTTGTCGCTTACCTTGAGAGACTCTTTTTCTCATCTCTGCTTCAAGTGCAGATACGATCTCTGTTAAAAGAACTCCATCCTGCCCTGATACTTGGCTTAATCGGTCTTTCCCTCGCATGATTGCGTAACGGAGCTCGTCTCCATGTACGTATCTCGGGTTTTCATTTAGTGTCTCTAGGGCATACATGAGGTCGAAGTGTAGTCTTAGTTTCACTAGATTTGCTTTCTCTAGCATATTTGACCAATCTATATACATAATTCTCCTGTCTATGTTTCTGTGATATAACTGTGTTATCAATTTAGAATGTGGGAGAAATAAAAAAAAACCCCATCCTCCATTCGGAAGACAGGGTTTCTTCTTGACTAGACCCCTCCGAGACAGAGGGGCTTGTCGCAAGCTAAATACTAGGTATTAGCGAGTGACAGTGAGTCGTGCAAGACCGCGTGGGTTGTATGCACCAATACCGAGATTCTCGAAGCATGAGAAACCGATGGTACGAGCCTTCGGGTCATCAGCAGAGAGAACGGTAAGCTCAGTACGAACAGGGATACGTCCGAACATCTCAGGCTCACAGGTAGCGTAGACAGTACCGACAGGTACGAGACGACTAGTGATGATCTGAGCACCCCAAAGAGTAGCCTGAAGGCCTGTCTTGAGGAGTGAAGCCTGTGACTCGATGTCGAGGATGTCACGACCGAACTTACGGATGTCAGCATAGTCACGAGCATTCATGAAGATGCGAGCAACGCGGAGGTCGTGACGCTCGATGAGGCTGTATGCATCAGCAAGAACAGCACCGTTAAGAGGGGCGATGACAGGGATGTCAGCGTTAGTCTGACCTGCAACGCTATCGAAGCCGTTAGCCGCGACTGCGTCGAGAATCGCGAATACACGCTCGTCCTCAGCAGCCTGAATCTGAGCCCTAGCGAGATCCTGAGCACGCTCGATGAGGTCGAAGCGACGCTCTTTAATCTGCGTGAGTGGGATCTCAGGGTTAGATGCGATCTCGAAGAGTGGGAAAATCACACGACGAGGCTTAGTGATAGCGAGGATGTTCTCACCCTCTTCACCAACTACAAATGCAGTCACGTCTGGATCTTTGTCATAAATCGGCAACGCTCCGTCTGGGAGTTGCTCAACGAGGAAGGTCTTACGACCAACACTCGTATAGTCACGACGAAGGCGGAGTGGCTGTGTCATAGAAGCCGCGAGCTTCGCACGACCCTGAGGGGTCTTGATGTAGTCGCTGATGATCTTCTGTTTTACGCTATTGTCAACTGTGTTACTCATTTTATACGTCCTTTCCTAGAATCAGATGCGTTGATCGTAAACCAACTCGTCTGAGTTAGAGTCTGGGGCAATTTTGAGGATAGCGATCTCAATCGTATCACTAGCTCTCTCGTTTGCATCGTTAGTGAGATAACCGTTGACAGAAGCTCTGAGGCTGTCGCCAGCACTGTAGGTGATAGCTTGGTCCGCGTCAGTGCGAGATGTCTCATAGAGGCTGTTCGCGTAAGAACCCTGTGCAGAAACATAAGGTCCCCTGTTGCTTGCTACGCCAGGTTGGTTCTCAAAAGCATTGCCAGAAGCATTGTTAATGAAAACACCGAGTACACGCTCAGTTGCGGGGTTGACTGCGGTAGGTCCACCGTGAAAGTTTACACCCTCATCAGACCTAGTGAATGCGATTGACCCGCTAAGTACACCAAGAACGTTGGTCTGCATACCTGCAGAAGTACTAATGCGATCTGTATCGGTCGTTACAGGAGGGTTAGTCTGAGTGAAACTGTCTGCAGTAAGCTGACCGAGGGTGTTACGAACACCGACGTGCAGAATACGGAGTGCAGAACTGCTCTCAGTGAACCCACCACTTGCTTGTCCAAGTAGAGCCATAGTTAATCTCCTATGTGTTTGCTCATACTCACTGTAATCAAGTGAGTAGTGTGTTTGTTAGAATAGGGTGGTAGGTTGCCCTAACACCCAAGTTGCATGGTTATACAAGTTCAATAAACGAGTTATTAAAAAATCACCCGAAGAACTTAGAAACGTCTGGGGCTGATTCCCAGAGCTTAGAGAGCTCGTCTGAGCTAGATGCCTCACGGCTGATGTTACCGAGTGTCTTCACAGAAGCTTGACGAGTTCTCTTGCTTGGTCGGTAAGAGGCCTTCTTTGAAGTCTCCTTCTCCTCGCTATCGCCATCTTCTGTCTCGTCGGCATCTTCGTCATCTTCGTCATCTTC